GCGAAAAAATTATGCGGGGTGGTGATGATAATACAGAATTAGCGCGGACGAGCGGCGACCCCCCTCCCCCCCTAGGCGTGGCTCGCGTCTCGATTTAGCGCGTGATTCTAAGTCACATGCTAAACGATAGCGTTGACTATCAGCACTTTACGCAATTGCACACCAGGAAAGCGGGAAAAAATGCTAGGTTTTAAGCGGGTTTGCTTGGTTTGCATGGACCGGGTTTGCTTGGTTTGCCGGGTTGCGTGCAAACTCTTAATGCAAATTCCTTGCGATAGTGAATTTTTGGTGATGGGTGATAAAATGCATTGATTCTGCATTGGTTCCGCTTTCCCGGCTTTCCCGCTTTCCCCGCTTTCCCTGGTTCCCGCGCTTTCCTCTTTTTCGCTTGGTCCGGGTATTTGTTCAAACCGCTGATCCTATGATCATGAAATGATCCGCTGATCCGCGTTAGTAGGTACGCGCTTTTATATAGTAATAAACTACAATACACTTTTTTGTTTTATTTGCTTGCATTGTATTCATGTGTAGTTTAATGGGTACGGTATGAAAGAAAAAACTATGATTCCACCTAAACTATCAACGCCGGGCAAAATCGATTTAGCGCGGGCCGCGCTTGCCAATGATTTGCCCTTACTCTCAAAACTAGTTGCGGCTATTCCTGGGGACCCGAGCGCACGCGGTACCACTAAGTACTATGCAACGCGCTTTTTATCCTGGTTCGAAGACCAAAGCGGGCCTTTGTACTTTTCGGTATTTGCAGAATCGGGCAATATGAAATTGCCATTTTACGCGTTTTCAAGTTTGCCCGGTTTCGATTGCCCGGGTGCGGGTGCTTGTTTGTATGGTGACAACGAATTTACGCCGGATAACTTTGGCAAGGGATGGTGTTATTCATTTACCGGGTGGCGCTACCCGGCGGCGTTTTTTCGTCAATTGCAAAATAGTATTTTGTTACGGTCCAAAGCGGGCCGAGCAATCGTTGCAAGTAAATTTGCAGATATACCGCAAGGCCGGACCGTTAGGTTATATGTAGACGGGGATTTTGCTAACTTGGCTATTTTGCGTTTTTGGATGGAAGCTTGCAAGACAAGGCCGGACCTAGATATTTACGGGTATTCTAAATCATGGGATTTATTTCTTACTTTGGACAAACAAGGCTATTCTTTCCCGGCAAACTATTTGCTAAATGTTTCGAGCGGGTCCCGGTACGGTTCCAAAGTTAAAGACAAGGTTTTGCAATTGGATTGTACGCGCGGCGAGTTTGTTGCGGTCCCGGTTGCGAGAAAGTGGATAACAAGCAAGGCATACCAGGACAAAGACAATGAAGGGTCCAAAGAATACCGGAAGGAAGTATTGGAAGCGCTAAAAGAAGCGGGCCACGAAAAGAGATTTGCTTGTCCGGGAGCATGTGGCAATTGTATTGCCCGTAAACAGCATGCGTGCGGTTCCGATAGGTTGCGCGGCGTTGTCATAGGTATTGGCATTCATGGATAGAAAGGATAAGAGAAACACATGAATAAGGAACAAATACGCGCTTTACTTGGTCAGCTCATAAGCTTGCAATCCATGATAAGAGAAATGGAAGAAAAAGGTTTTTCCTGGGATACCATGAGCGAGATTAAGCAGGACCTAAATATTATTATTATTGATCTAGAGAAAGCGTTGGATTGACCCGGTTCTAATCCAAACGAGAAATGCGCTTTTATTTATTTATACAAACTACATACACACACACATGAATACACTATTTGAGCTAATACTATTTTTCCCCTGGGTTCCGGTTTTCGCGGTCATAGCCTGGGACCTCATCCAATACGAGAAAGGCGGGGACCTATGAAGCACGCATCTAATTTATTCGCGGAAGCGGTCAGTCAATTGATCGAGATGGGAGAGAAAGCACGCAAGGAAAGAGAAGCACGGGAACGCAAGGCGGCTGATCGTGAAACGATCCGCGTTAAGCGTAAGGAGAAACGCGCACATGTGAGACTCACAGAGCGGGAGAAAGTGCAATTACATTTTAACTTCAACTAAACCACAAAAGAGAAAGAAAATACTATGAAAACAATAACTATTGATTTAACAGACAAACAGCACTGCATGCTTTCGCGTATCGCAAAGGGAGATAAGAGAAAGGTATCGGATTTGATATACTTAGCGCTATCTAGAGGCTTTGAGTATATGTACTGCGAGACTGCTCTGCATATCGACAAAGTGGATTCCGATTATACGGATAAGGAGAAAAAGCAGATTGCAAAGAATAAGAAACTAGAAGCGTCAAAGGGTTGGGGTGATCTCAATTATGATGAGAAAGAGAAACGCGGATACGAGTATGTCTGCTCTAGTATGGCAAATTACCCTTGCGAGAATGACTTTATGCCAGGATTTGCAGAATCACTTGAGAGAAACGCAATTGAAGGACTAAAGGAGGACGCATAACATGGAAGCCACAAAAGAGAAACACGCCACACACACGCCAGGGCCTTGGGTTGTTGGCTCAAATGTAACCGCAGGAAACAAACTTGAGGGATGCTCGATTTTTGCAGAAAAGATTAAGGATCAAATCGGGTGGATGCGGTTTGATTTAGATGAAGAGAACCACGCCAACGCGCGATTGATCGCCGCGGCTCCGGAGCTATTGGAGCAATGCAAGCACTTGGAGAAAATAATTCGATGCAGATTACCTGAGATGGATGCAGATATTGAACTAGCAAAACTCCGCGAGGTCCTCGCCAAAGTAGATGGGGGTGAGGGATGAGCGAAGAGAAACGGTTTAAATTTAACTACAGCATTGATACGGCAGATTGGGGAAGTGGTTGCGATAGGGATAGCGAGAAATGCGAAGAAGCATTATCTGAATGGTTTGATAATCTCACCTTGAAAACCAAGCTCGCCATTTACTACTCGCAAAAGATATACGAACAAGAAAGTGGCATTGATACATGGAACGAATGTCCGTGGAGTAAAATGCTTTGGGATGCAGAAATAAGAATTAAAAAAAGATATGCACCTTATGCATTAACAGCATCATGTGGACATAATCTAAGCATACACTTTGAAAGCATTACCCATGACTAAACCAAACGAGTCCGACACAATTGCGCGCCTTTGCGTGGGCCTCCTCGTCTTTTTGGCGATGAGGTTCGCGCCCAGGGTGATTGAAGCTTGGCAAAAGAGAAAGAATATGAAAGGAGAAATGCGATGACTAGATGGCAAAAATCAATTACTCTAAAAGCAATCCGCAATGATCAGATAAAAGGGTTTGAATGCGGATTTATTGCAAAACCGGAAGACATGATAGGAAAACTTGAACCCTTCGTACAATGTTGGCATATTCAATATTTGAGTGATGGCACACAAGAATTTTTTACTAAAATTAAAGATGCACAGGAGTGGATACGCAATTTTGGTGAATAAGGAGAAATAACTCTTTAACCTCGTACCCCCTCAAAAAAGCGTTTTGTTTCGCAACATGAGTATTTACCCTCGTTAAACGCAAAAAGCACGATTTGATGCCTTCCTGAGCTTCTATCGTGCTTTTTTGTGTCCATCTGTAGTCTACCAAGTCTTTGATTCTTCTTTTTGGCCTAGAGATGTTGTCCAATTTCCTGTACTCTTCTCAAATCCAAGCATGACCTTGAGATCAGTCTCTCCTCCACGGTTCTTGGCGATGTGGCAATTGATACGGTCTTTCGTTTCATCCACCTTGTCATCCACGGATAGGAGAAACACGCAATCGGCATCCTGCTCGATACTCCCGGAGTCTCTCAGATCGGAGAGCATGGGCTTTCTGTTATTGATCTCGCATTGTCTTGATAATTGAGAAAGGGCAAGCACGGGAATCTGTAGCTCCATGCTGATCTGTTTGAGGCTACGAGAAATAGCGGTGATCTCCTGCACACGGGAGTCATAACCCGGAGCGCTCACCAATTGGAGGTAATCGATCACCGCAAGCCCGACATCTCCTTTCACTCGCTCCTGGGCCAAGAAGGCGCGGATCGAGTCTAGCGTGGCCTTGTTGTCATCCTTGAAGGTTATGGGCCATCCCTGCATTCTCTTGGTGGCATCTTCGAGCTTCTTGCGGTGGGCGGGGAGAAGATCCCCTTTCATGCGTGGACGGGCAACCCCGCTCTCGCGGGAGAGTAACCGCCCGGAGCATTCCGAGGCACTCATCTCCAGGGATGCGTAGCTTGCGCGGTATCCCCTCTTTGCAATCTCATGGGAGAAATGTATCGCGAGTCCTGACTTCCCAACTCCAGGTCTCGCGGCTAGGACATAAAGCTTACCCGGTTGAAATCCTCCGCTCAGACAAAAATCCAATCGTTTAAACCCTGTGCTTACTGCGGATGATTCTCCCGCATCGATGGAAAGAAACTCAGAATGTGCTTCCTTGGTGGCGGGTCCCACTTTTACCTGTCCCTTCCCCGATGCTAATGCTTTGGCTACCCTCAGATTAAACTCTGATGCAATCTCATCTGATTGTTTATTCTGTTTGAGCATATCCGAGGATACCATGATTGCCCGTTCCACTTCGCGTCTGTTTCGCGACTCCACCAATTGATCCACATATCTCTCCACCTGTCCTCCGCCATACTTCTCTGCGAGTTCAAGAGCTTCCGAGGAATACTCAGGTAACTCAATTGCCACATCAATCTCGTTTAACTCGGATCGCTCTGCGATCAAACGGAATATCGCTTGGTGCGCGGGCGAGGAGAAGTCTTCCTCCGTTAAGCGCTCAACTGCGGTGGCGGTGGAGAGATTTGTGTCATCCCGGAGACATGCGGCTAGTACCGCTTGTTCTGATACCAAGAAATCCATCAAAACTCTTCCTCGTCCTCGTACTCAGGAATTGTAACCTCTTTGAGAATGGGATCGTTATTTCCCTGTGGCATCTTCTCCTTGATCCATCTCCTGCACGCATTGCGATATGTGGCAATCCAATCAGCCTGGGTATGTCCCTTCCCTTTTGCCCAATCCACGAAGATGGAAACCGCTTTCTCATGATCGAGTCCTTCCTTCTCAGCAATATCTTTGGGAGGGGCAAAATTAGAGGGGATCTTTGATGCCCTCGTTTTTGATTTCTTTTTTCCACTAACCGCGGATTTTTCGCTATATCTAATATTAAAACAATTGGAACAATTGTCGCGCACGCGCGAGGGATGCCGCAGATACTCCACCAGGAGTGGAGTAATGGTGGAAACTGCGGTAACCCCATAAAGATCACAATGCTCTTTTAAAAGATCACTAATCCATTGAGGAACCTTGATGCGCAGTTCTGTCTTTTTCTGTATTTCGTCTGTCATTATAATCCTAATAATGTGCAAATAGCACCTAAGATAATTGTGAAAAATATGACCCCACATACGGCAACAATGATGCCATGGGCGAGTAATTTGAGTGCTAATTTTATCCCATCCATCATGCCACTTTCTCCTTTATCGCAGAACCTATCGCCAATGCCTGAAAGAAAGATTTGGTCTGCCCTGTTACCACTACACCGCTTACCCTTTTACTTCTTTTTCGAGACTCCATGCGTGCTATATCTCTTTTAAGCATCTGTTTGTATTTAAGACGATTAAGGGTCTCTAATTTCCTCATTTCAATAACCTGTTTATCTTTATGTATTTGTTTTTGAATATCCCTGTAGTACTTAAGAACTTCATGGTAAGCTCTTGAGACATAATTATTATGACATCTACCGTTACTATAATTAAATGACGGCATACCATTGTAATGGTTCATCTTGTATTTGAGCATAAATACTTTACCGCTGCTATCGTGTAATGGCTCTGCGTACACTCGGTAGTAACCAGGTCGATCTATAATCCAAAACCAATTCCTGCGCCCTCTATACGGATTTGCAAAAGGGCATTTGACATAAACCTGAATACAAGCATTTCTGAAATCTTTTGATTCCCATGTTTCCGGATTGTTGAAATGTGTATTTATTTCTTCCTGAGAAATATACCTCAAAGGGTGATAACAATTTTCAAGCGTCCATGAATTAACTTCTAGTTCGAACTTCAAAGGAATTTTTTCATTATCCTTAAGGTCTTTATTATGCAGTCGATATACAAAGCCATAAAACTTTCGATGTCTTCTATCCCTCTCTTTTTTACGCCTACATTTATCTCTGTTCCTTGCTGATCTCATAGTTGTGTAAGCAGTTGCTTCATCTCTGCCCTTGTGAGTTCAGTATTCTTACGAAATATGATCTTACCCTTCTGCACATAATACGGAAGTTCCTGTGGCTTGAGGTCATCCTGTAATTTACTGTCCTCGATATATGCTTTTTGCTCACGCAAAGTGCGAAGATTCCCATCCCCAAATAGTTGCGTAACTTGGTCGGTGCTTGCGTCCAATGCACTAACCTCCAAAACATCCCCACCGGAAATAAGAAGTTCAAACTTCTCCCCCTCGAATACACGGTTCTGCAAACTGTAGGGTAATCGCTTTACAATGTTAGTCTTTTTGGCATCTGACATACCGCCAAGAATCAACTTTGGATGTATCCACTTTCTGCCAATGGCTTCAAATTGTTTCCATGCTTTTGATGGTACAATATCAGCAAACTCAATTTGCATTCTGTCAGCATTGGCAGGATCTTGGTCGATTGCCTTTACATACAATTCTCCTGCACGGACAAACCCGTTAATACCCGTGGTGATTGCTTCTCTAAATTGAGAAATTAATTCTTCATTAGTTAATTTAAGTTCTGTTATCATAGTATTTTCTCCTTATTTATTATTATTTAAATGATGCCTCAGAATTAGAATGGCATCTGCTGTTTTTAATGTGAGTCCCTTAGTTGAGGGAAAGAATTGCTTGGCGTGGTTCATGAGCGCTTTCTTGCGCTTATTTGATGTCAGACCACTCAGCCCACTCAGCCCTTTCTGCCACTCCTGTGGACGCACCAGGACAAACGGAATCTCCAATGCCCTAAGTACGCCTTGAAGAAACCCAAAGCTAGTCCCAAGCTTAAAGCTAGTACTCGATGGAATCATCTTCCCCGCAAACGGAGGAACATGCTCCACTACAGCCTCGATGCTCGTCACATCCGGATGGTCCTTCAGGTCCTGCATATGCTCCACAAACTCGAAGTCCTCATCAAGGGTATGCAACGCAATCTTGTGCTGTCCTCCCCATGCAATGGCGTACCCACCGGACTTACCGGGGTCTATCCCTATTGTAAGTCTCATGTTTCCTCCTCCTCGTCTCCGCAATCTTCCTCGAAGTGCAGGATGAGATCAGGATCGCTCACATTATTAAGGTCCTCCTTACGCAAATGGGCGACCACTTGTTCGAGCGCCGCTTGCATAACCGATACCGCACCGAATAGATCCGCTTTGGCTAATTTATCACTCGCTAAAGCTAGTGCCTGTTTTGTGTTGTCCAGGTAATTCATGCCGCCTTTCCCTCCGAGTCGCGTCTCACCGCATTGGCGAAATCGGTAATGTCTATGGTACGCCTGTTGCCTACCGTTACGCTATGTAGCTCATGTGATTCTATGATCCGGTAAACATAGGTACGACTAACCCCAAACTTGTCCGCCAATTGCGAAATGTTTAATCGGTTATTCGTGATCTGCGATCCGAGATCCAAGGTTTCCACCATGTCGCTATACCCTGGCCATATGCCACTTGATTGGCAGGTGGCCCACAATTGGCACGCTCTTTCCATATTGGAGAATTGCTTGTTAATATCGCTCTCCTTGATGGTGTATGCCGCAGTAGCGTATGGTGCTGTCTTCTCAACAGCTATGAATACAAACTGCTTGGGTTTCTCTCCGAGCAATCGCAAGGCGTGCATATACCAACATGCCTGAAATAAGTACCCAAACTGACGCACACTCTTGGTGAATCCTCTATTGGATGCATCCTGTGTGCTTTTTAAATCAATCACCACACCCGCGCCGGGGATATACAAGTCAGGTCTTACCTTGCACTTGGCACCTTCCATCTCAAAGTATCCCGTGCCTTCCACTACCTTATCAATGTCCGCCATGTAGTGCCGAAGAACAGGATTTTCCAATGCGCTTCCCGCCATTTCGAGAATCAGATCGTAATCCGCAGGAGCGAGCCATTGCTTATCCGGTTCACTCTTTTGCATAAGTTCAAACGATTCCTTGTAGTGCTTGGT